AATGAGCAATCAAAGAATGGCAGACGAAACCAGAGAAGTAAGACAGAGGATGAGTGACATCATATATATGAGTCTGGCAAGATGGGGTGAAGAATATGAGCAAATACGACAAGATGATTGAGGAAAATCAGAGAAAAAGTAAAGAGAAAATTGAACTGGCATTGCAAGCAATACAAGATATGCTGGCAAATAAAGAACGTATCAGCGTTCCAAAGCTGATGAAGAAAACTGGATTGTCGAGAGGATTCTTTTATAAAAATCCAACCGTCCGGGATACATTGAACCAAGCAGTAGAGCAACAGGCCGGAATGATAGATCCAAGAAGAGAAATTCTGAACATGGCGATGGAAAAACAGATTGAACTGTTGAACCAGAAGGTGGCAGCTCTGAGCAGAGAAAATAAGGAACTGAAGAGAAAGAACGAAAAGTTACAGAAGGCATTACGGAAACAGGATTTGAATTTTATTAAGAACTTATAACATTGAAAATAATAAGATGGAAGAGATGTGTGCAGACACATCTTTTCATCGTTGAGGATAAAATATATAGAATGAGAATGGGATTGTTTTATGGTATACTAAAAGTGAAATGCTAACTTTGATATGAGGTATAAAACAATATGACAGAAATACAAATTAAAAATTTAATTAAAGAATATGAAAAAGAATATATTGAGTTTATGGAAATTGAGAAATTACCACAGTATAAGATAGATTTTTTTGAAATTAATGTTGAGGAAAGCGATGCAGCAGGATTCGCTTCAGCCGCCCAAGCTTACTATAATACGAAAACAGATGAACATATATTAAGGATATGCAAAAGTTCGGAAATACCAAGGTATATTGTGTTTCATGAATTTACGCATATTTTAGATACGGAAATGTATGCAAAGCAAGATTCTTGGAAATATATGGCTTTGTCTGGTTATACAGAATATCATGCAGCACAAGTTGAATTGATGATAATGTTAGGAGCAGATAGTATACAAACTCAAGATTTTTCATTTACAGTTGATGTTGAAATAGGTAATAGTACAGTTAGGAATTACCTAAACTCAAGACATCAATTAGTAGTGAATATGATGAATAGAACAGATTTTCCAAGAGATATTGAAGCATTAAAAACAACGGTAGGTGTGCTATATAATTATTTTGGAGTGCGTTCTATATGTAAAATGTATGCGAAAGATTATACTGAAGAAGTGGATAACACAATTATTATTCAGAAACTTTCAAAAGTATTATTTGAAGAGATAAATAGCTTTATGGTTGGATGGTTTAATGAAGCACAAGTAGAGCTGAGCTTTGTGTCATATATGAAAATAATGTGGCCTATGCTTCAAAGCTATTTTGGAAAAGAATGAAAGATAGTAACAGTAAACACAGTTTTGTATACAGTTAAACCCAGTAAAATCAACGCATGAGGGGAACTGGCTACATTTTAATTCCCAATCTGGTGGTATGTAGCACCAACGATCATCAATACATTTCTAGAAAGCTATGACTTTAGCGGAAAGAAGATCGTTTTATTTGCAACATCCGGAGGAAGTGGATTTGGAAATACAGTCAGTGAGTTACAGCCATCTGTACCGGGTGTAGATATTGTAGAAGGAAAACTTCTAAACAGAGCAGACAAACAAACCATTGAAAAATTTGTAGAGACATTATAGGAGGAGAATGAAAAATGGCAAAGATCGTACAGACAGCAGGAAGAAATGTACTTGGAGAATTTGCTCCACAGTTTGCACATTTTAATGATGATGTATTATTTGGAGAAAACTGGAACAATGAAGATATTGATGTAAAAACAAGAAGTATCATTACAGTAGTAGCATTAATGTCACAGGGGATCACAGATTCTTCTTTAAAATTCCATCTTCAAAATGCAAAAGACCATGGAGTTACACAAAAAGAGATTGTAGCGATCATCACTCACGTAGGATTTTATGCAGGATGGCCAAAAGCATGGGCAGTCTTTAATCTTGCAAAAGAAGTATGGGAAGTCAATGAAGGAGATCTTCCATATGAAGATGAAGCAATGAGAGCACATGCCAAATCCATGGTATTCCCGATCGGAGAACCAAATGACGGATTTGCGCAGTATTTTGTAGGAAACAGTTATTTAGCACCGGTTTCTACAGAACAGGTTGGAATATTCAACGTAACATTCGAGCCATCATGCAGAAATAACTGGCATATCCATCATGCAAAAAATGGTGGTGGACAGATCATCATTTGTGTTGCGGGACGTGGATACTATCAGGAAGAAGGAAAAGAAGCCATCGAGATGAAACCAGGTGACTGCATCAACATCCCACCAGAAGTAAAACATTGGCATGGAGCAGCCAAAGATTCATGGTTCTCACATTTAGCAGTGGAAGTACCAGGAGAAGAAACATCGAATGAATGGTGCGAAGCGGTATCCGATGAAGAATATGGAAAATTAAAATAAGAAATGATTTCTGGCAAAATATAAATACACACAAAAAAATCAATCGTAAATATTTGCGGTTGATTTTTTGTGCGTTTTAAGTTAATATGGAAATATGATAATAGGAATTATTATTGAAAATAAAATGTAAAAATGTTGTCATAACAACATAAAACAGGAAAAGATTTTGATAGAATCATAAATGCAAACAAAAGAAGCAATGCAAAAGGAGGACAAAATTATGAGTAAAGGAATAAATAGCAGAAAAGTAGCAGTGATCGGAACAGGATTTGTAGGTTCATCTTCTGCATTTGCATTAATGGAAAGCGGATTATTTACAGAAATGGTGCTGATCGATGCGGATAAGAATCGTGCAGAAGGAGAGGCTTTAGATATTTCCCATGGTCTTCCATTCGCAAGGCCGATGAAGATCGCAGCAGGAGATTATGATGATATCGTTGATGCAGCGATCATCGTTGTAACAGCAGGTGCGGGACAGAAACCAGGAGAGACAAGACTTGATCTTGTAAAGAAAAATGTGGCAATCTTTAAATCCATTATCCCAGAGATTGCAAAGAGGAACTGTAAAGGAATTCTTTTGATCGTAGCGAACCCAGTCGATATTCTGACACAGGTAGCAGTCAAATTATCAGGATTTCCAGAAAACAGAGTCTTTGGTTCAGGTACAACTTTAGATTCAGCCAGATTAAAATATCTGCTCGGAGAACATTTACAGGTGGATGCAAGATCTGTACATGCATGGATCATCGGAGAACACGGAGATTCAGAAATCGTAGCATGGTCAAGTGCCAATGTATCGGGAGTTCCAATTTCGGAATTTTGTGAGATGCGAGGATACACAAAACATGACGAACATATGGAAGAGATCGCACAGGGAGTGAAAAACAGTGCATATAAGATCATTGAAAAGAAAAAAGCAACCTATTATGGAGTTGCGATGGCGGTAAGAAGAATCTGCGAAGCCATCATTCGTGATGAGAAATCTGTATTACCAGTATCTTCTATCCAGCATGATACATACGGAATTGAAGGCGTTACATTAAGTATGCCAGCAATCGTAGGCAAAGATGGAATTGAGAAGCAGGTAAAAATCAAGCTGAATGAAAAAGAACAGGAAGCATTGAAGAAATCAGCAGGGGCTTTGAAAAAAGTATTAGCAGATCTGGATATATAATGTAAAATGAAAAATTAAAATATAGGTAAAAACAATCAGAAAATCAATCGTAAAAATTTACGATTGATTTTCTGCGTATATTTGTATATAATATAAGCAATAAAAATGAAAGGAAACAGCTGATATGCGTGAAACAAGGACATTAGAGTTTAAAGAATCCATTACCAATACATTTTTAAAAACAGTCAGTGCTTTTTCTAATTATGATGGTGGCAGTATTCTTTTTGGAATTGATGACGATGGAAATGTGAAAGGAATACCAGATCCAGTACAAGCTTGTTTAGATATTGAAAATAAAATTAATGATAGTATTTCACCACAGCCTAATTATATCCTTGAATTACAAAATAATGATCAGACGATAAAACTTACAGTAAGACCAGGGGAACAAAAGCCTTATTTATATAAATCAAAAGCCTATAAACGAAATGATTCAGCAACGATAGAGGTAGATACACTGGAGTTTTCACGACTTGTTTTAGATGGAAAAAATATTAGATTTGAAGAATTGCCATGTAAGAAACAGAATTTATCATTCGATGTCTTGCAACATAAATTAAAAGAAAGTGTTCAAATTGAATCGTTTAATAAAGATACATTAAAAACATTGAATTTATATAATGATCAGAATGGATATAATAATGCAGCAGGCATTCTGGCAGATCAAAATGACTTTCCTGGAATTGACATTGTAAAGTTTGGTGAAAATATCAGCATTATCAAAAAGAGAGCAACATTTGACAATATATCTATATTGGAAGTGTATGATAAGTCAATTGATATATTTAGAGATTATTATCAATATGAAGTAATCGAAAGTGCTGATAGGAAGAAAGTAGAAAAGGTACCAGAAGCAGCATTCAGAGAAGCAATTGCTAATGCATTGATTTACAGAGTCTGGGATGTAGAATCACAGATTAGGGTTTTGATGTTCGATGATAAGATAGAAGTAGTATCTCCAGGAGGTCTGCCAGCTGGAATTACAGAAGATGAATATTTGGATGGTAAAATTTCGGTATTAAGAAATAGAAATCTTGCAAATGTATTTTACAGATTAGGGTTTGTAGAGATATTTGGAACAGGGATTAAAAGAATTAAGCAACTTTATGAAGAAGGATTACAAAAACCAGATTTTGATGTAACAGAGAATACAATTAAGATTATTTTACCAATATTTGAAAAGAATGCGAATCTGACAGAGGACGAGCGAAGGATATATAAAGTACTAAGTAAAACGATGTTAAAATCAATCAGTGAGATTGCACCATATGTACCTTTTGGAAAATCAAAGACAACGCAGTTATTAAAAGAGATGAGGAAAAAAGGCGTTGTAGTTATTGCTGGAAGGGGAAGAGGTACGAAGTACAGGATTAAATAATTGATATGATTATAAATTCTCTTTGAACATAAAAATTAAAGAAGGAAAGGAAGATTTATATGACAACACAAGAAACAATCAAAAAAGCAGTTGATTATGCAAAAGAAAATAATATCAAAAATATTGTAGTTGCAACAACGACAGGTGGTAACCTTACATATCTGGAAGATGAAAAAGATTTACATATCGTCGGAGTTACAAACGTTTATGATCAGGGACGAAATCAGATGCTAGAAGAAACAAGAAAGCATTTTGAAGAAGCAGGAATGGACATTGTCACAGCAGGACACGCCCTAAGCGGTGCAGAAAGATGCTTTTCTACATATTTTGGAGGATATGGACCAATAGAAATTGTGGCTAACACACTTCGTATGTTCTCACAAGGTGTAAAAGTATGTGTGGAAGTAAGTACTATGGCACTCGATGCTGGAAAGATTCCATATCAGGAGAAGATCGTGGCAATAGCAGGGAGCGGAAGAGGAGCAGATACGGTGGTATTACTGACACCATCTTATACTAGATCTATTTTAGACACAAAAGTACATAAGATCATTGAGATGCCAGAGTAGAAGAGACAGACAGGGGAAGGATGTAGATTTATGAACCGAAAGAAGATATCAATTATTTTGTTTATTGTTATGATATTTTCAGAGCTGTTTGCAGGAATTGTATTTTTATTGCCAATCAGCGGCTTTTTTATGTATCCATTTGTATCAGGATTTGCAGTGATCATGGGAATACTTAGCGCGGTGCTTGCAAAGAATTTGATTGTAGTAAGAGTGCTTGCGATTGTGGCGGTTGTGTTTTGTCTGTTTACGATTGGTGCGGATCTGATGATGGTGTTGGAATTTATGGGTGTGATAGGTTAGAAAAACAAAATGAAAGAGGAAAATTAATTGGAAGGAAATTTAACAAAAGGACCAATTTTAAAAACACTAACGAAACTAGCAATTCCGATCATGGCATCATCGTTTCTAGGAACATTATACAATATTACAGATATGGCATGGATTGGCATTCTTGGATCAAAAGCAGTTGCTGGAGTCGGAGTTGGAGGAATGTTTACGTGGCTTTCGCAAGGCTTAGCAGCGATGTCAAGAATGGGCGGACAGGTACAAGTAGCGCAATGTATTGGACGTGGAGACAGGGAAAAAGCTCATAAGTATGCACAGGCAGCAGTTCAGCTGGCAACACTTATGGGACTTTTATTTGCAGCCGTAATGCTACTGTTTTTACATCCGCTGGTAGGATTTTTTCAACTACAAGACCCAGAAGCATTGCAGGCAGCACTGTCTTACACAAAAATAGCCTGTGGTTTGATCGTATTTTCATTTTTGACACTAACATTAACAGGAATCTACACAGCACAAGGAGATTCCAAGACTCCGTTTGTGGCGAATTTCATAGGACTTGTAACAAATATGATCCTAGATCCATTGCTGATTTTAGGCTTAGGACCAGTAAACAAATTCGGAGTAAATGGAGCAGCAATCGCGACGGTGAGTGCACAGGCAATCGTTATGTCAATTTTAATCCTAGGCGTTGTGATAAGGAAAAAGGAGAATGTATTAAAAGGGATCAATCTATTTGCCAAAATTCCATTCAAATATCTAAAAGGAATCTGCAAGATCGGTATTCCAACAGCGATTCAGGGAATGGTTTATTGTGGAATATCCATGGTATTAACTCGCATGGTTTCAGGATTTGGAGCAGAAGCAGTGGCAGTCCAGAGAGTCGGAGGACAGATTGAATCTGTTTCATGGAATACAGCCGATGGATTTGGAACAGCTCTAAATGCATTTATCGGACAAAACTATGGAGCTGGAAAGATGGATCGTGTCAAAAAAGGATATAAAGCTTCATTGTGCAGCATTGGAATTTGGGGAATATTTATTACGATGATGTTTGTTTTTCAGCCAAAAGCAATTGCACATATTTTCTTCCATGAACCAAAGGCAATTATGATCGCGATCGGATATTTGGTGATCATTGGATTAAGTGAAGCGTTTATGAGTGTGGAACTGATGACAGTAGGTGCGTTGTCTGGATTAGGAAAAACGCATTTATGCAGTGTGATCAGCATTTTATTTACTGGCGCAAGGATTCCGTTGGCAATTGTTTTAAGTGGGACATTGCTTGGTTTGGATGGTATTTGGTGGGCACTTTCTGTGACATCGATTGTGAAAGGAATCATTTTTGTGTGTACATTTTATAGGATTACAAGAGAAAACAGATAAATATACAGGCGGCATTTACCATAAGACACAGATTGACTTAACATATAATTCAAATCATATGGAAGGAAGCCGTCTGACACATGATCAGACACGATATATTTTCGAAACAAATATGATAGGAGTAGAAAATGAAGTTCTTAATGTAGATGATGTGCTTGAAACAGCCAACCATTTTTGCTGTATTGATATGATTATAGATCACGCGAAAATGGCATTGACAGAGAAATTTATTATCAACCCGAAAGGTACATCTATCAGTAAACTAAGTAAGGCAAAGAAATCATTTACTGTAAAATGGAAGAAACAAAATACACAAACAACAGGTTATCGTCTGATATACTCAATGAACAGCAAATTTAAAACAGGAAATAAGTATGTTATGATAACAAGTAATAAAACAACCAGCAAGTCAATCAAAAAATTGAAAGCAAAGAAAAAGTATTATATAAGAATCTGTACTTATAAAACAGTAGGTGGTACAAAATATTATTCAGGATGGTCATCCGTTAAGTCGGTAACCACCAAATAAACATACGAATTAGTTCAAGGAAGTTTTACTTATGAAAATATATATAGATTTTGATGATGTTATCTGCGAAACAGCAAAATACTTTACAAAGATTGCAAAAGAATTATTTGATATTGATGTTCCATATCGAGAAGTTCAGTTTTTTAATCTTCAGAAAGCATTTGATTTAAGTGAAGAACAGTATGATGAATTGATGAAAGCAGGGCATATTCCGGAAAATTTACTGGATTATGAAGAGACACCAGGAGCTTCCAAAGTGATCAACAAGTGGGTTGATGAAGGACATGAGGTTTCTGTTGTCACAGGAAGACCATTTGATTCTTATGAACCATCCAGAAGATGGTTGGATGAACATCATTTAGACAGAATCCTGATTTATTTTGTCGATAAATATGGACGAGAAACGTTCAAACAGGATCATACCTATAATCTGACATTGGATGAACTTTATCAGATGCACTTTGATTTTGCGATTGAAGACTCATCAGCTGCATTTGAGCATGTCCAGCATTTTAAAAATTGCAGAGTAGCTGTTTATGACCGACCATGGAATCAGAAGGCAAAATTTCCAGATGAAAGATTTGTGAGATGCATGAATTGGAAAGAAATTGATGATATATTTGAGAAAATTGTAAACAAAGAAACTATATAATAAACAAATCTAAGGAGGTATCATATGAAATCACATAAATATTTTGCATTTGGTTCCCTGATCTGCATGATCATGGCTATGCTTTACGACGTTTTTCTGTATCAGAAGGTACGTGGTGGAGCCATGCAAGATGTCCTGAGCGAGAGATACCTAAAAATTTCAACATTCCGGAGACGGAAACCCGGCGTTCAGCCTTTTGGGCAGCTTCCGTATTCTCAGACACTTCAAGATAAATGGCTTCCGTCATTTTCCCGGAAGTCTTTCAGCCATTTTGTTAATGTGCTGTATCCGATGCCAAGATTTTCTGCATATCCACGTACTCCGAGATCTTTGTGATCTTGATAGTACTGGACTGCATCAAGTTTAAATTGTTTGTCATGTTGCTTTGCCATATGAGATCCTCCTTCAGCATGCCTCTATTGTATCATGCCTATGTGTATTTGGAATTTCTCATTTTGGCTTGTACTATTTATATTCTAGCATAAAAGATTCATACAATGGACTCTTAACAGTTCCGCCAAAGAAGAAACCTCTGTAACCTGCAGTTGGCCTTTTATAATATTTGGGTTTCGCTGTTATATGATAGTTTATATAAATTGCTGCGGCATTTTTTAAAGAAACCTTTCCACCATTTTTTATCTTTTTGGGTTTATTATTTTTATAACAGATTTCAATACTGTCCACCTTATAATTCTTGACAGTTTTAACAGTAATCTTTACTTTTGATTTTGGAGCAGTTCCTTTATCCTCTACCATCCAATGGCCTTTTGCAAGAGCAGCATAATTTTTAGAGCCGATCTTTATACTTGTAAATACTCGAGAGTGCTTTTTGAATGTTACGGCACAAGACAGGTTATAGCTCTTTCTATTCTGTTTTACTGTAAAACGGAGTTTTGTTTTTTCGCCATCTTTTACACAATGTATGGGACCTGGTGCCGTTTCTACAAAAATAGCGTTAAGACCAGCTGCTTTTGATGCGGTATAATATTTGTTAGATGATTTTACGTTTGTGATTACAGCGGACCTGGATAAATTCTTTATATAAATGTATCCATCTCCTTCTGTGGGCAGTTCATTTCCACTAATATAAGCACGATAAAACTCCAGAGTCTGTTTCTTCGGGCACTGAGGTGCCTTTGCTGCTGCGCTTACTGCTGTAGGTACTGCCAGGATTACGAAAAGGCATGCCAATAAGCTGACTAAAATGTTTCTTGTCTTTTTCACTTTGATTTTCCTCCTGATTATTTTGCTTTTTCATTTTGTGCTGCTGTTAATTTCTCTTTTTCCTTCCACTCCTTTCCCATTATAATGTGCCCAAAAGTTCTGCTTCAGCTATATTGTCAGACTTTCCCTTTGAGCCGTTATATTTTTACATCATTATACTAATCTTATTATAAGCAGTCAATATTTTCCAATATCATAATTCACGAAAATCTTTTTCGTGGTTACCGTTCACAGTAACACGCTTCGCGATGCATAGAAATAATGCTTTGCATGATTTCGTGCCGCAATTCTCGGGTTTTCTGTGAACTTTGTTCGCAAAAGGCTTTCCTATAACTAATCGGCAACTTTCTCCCTTTTATTGCCTCTTTTGATTATTAATAGTATGATTAGAGTGTCAAAAGGTACGCCCCATGAACCTTGAAAATTTCATATAAACCAACAAATCATCATCTATAGATGGTATAATAATCTCAGTTTATTTGAGAGGTGATTCCATGTCTTTTGCAAAAAATGAATGTCAGAAGTTAACTTTGGAGGATAGTATGTTTTCCCTTACCGCCCCAATACTCCTGTAAATGTGATCGTTGGCAGTATGGTGCTTGAAGAGCTTATGGGACTGACGGATGAGGAATTCATGGATTCCCTTCTTTTTGATATCCGTTTCCAGTATGCCCTCCATACCACCAGTTTTAAAGAGCAGCCTGTCAGTGACTGTACATTTAGCCGTTTCCGCAGAAGGTGTCTTACTTACGAAACAGAGCTAACAATGGATATTTGTTGTTTTATAAGAAATTTTCAAGGAACATAGATTTCTATGGGCGATAATTATTATGTTTTGACACCCATATCAAATTTATAATTTATAGTAAATTGAAATATATAGATTTTATGAATTAAAAGATAAGGTTTGTACTGTTATAGAAGATAATAAAAGGGTATGCGAATTATCTCAGAACTACCTTTCGTTAAATAATGCACATCACCCGTCAGTAGTCTGCCCCCCTTAACTGACTACGATTTGACTACTACACATTGCCTTGAATTGCCCTATTTTGAAGTGGTTTGCAAAAAGTGTAGTAATTAACAAGAAAAATACAATGCTCGAAAAAGCCGATAAAATCTTGCAAAACTCGGCATTATAGGGCATTTCAGAACAGGAGAATTTTATGATTAGAGTTTTATTCATCTGCCACGGCAGGACAGAGGGACTACCCGCAATTCGCCGTGTAATGGGGCGAAACAGGGCAATTCATAGGTAAATGAAAAGAATGAGACTACCGAAAGACTACTTTTCAAGCACTTTAAAAGAGATTATGTAGTAGTTATCGTTAAAAAGGTTATATAGGAGTGAACCCTCTTGGGTATCGTTAATAGGGTTATGCCAAGAGACTACTACATTCAAGAATTAAAAATGTAAAAGGGATATTTGAATGAAATAAGGCGATAATTTAGCAATAACTGTTCACGTGGAGACGGTCGTTTTGATGTCAAAGGTGAACCCTGACAAGTAAATAGAGTGTAGGAAATAAAAGGCTTTTCAGAGAGTTATCGTTAAAAAGTACGATTTACTTGCTGAAAAGCCTTTTTTATATCGATAAAAACGTTATTGTGCGAATTGGTCTACAATCGAGGGTTGACACTAGAGAATGGATATTGGAAAAGTGAACCCTCCTTGATGTTCATCATTAAACGAAATCTTGTGTTTCTAAAGGATGAAAAATTAACGGTTTGTAAATTTTGGTATGCTAATACCAAAATATATTGACAGTGAACACGGATGGTGATATAGTACCATTAGAAACTTTAGAATATACAACAGCAGGAGGAGCTGCTCATGAAAAGAAATGATACAAAAATCAATAGAGTGTATTCCTTCTTTAATGCGATTAGAGGGAATAATACACCGAGTGAATACCAAAGTGTTTTAGCTGTTTTGAAAAAAGTGATGGTACTTCAGGAATGTGCTCAGAATGAGATGGACTACGATGAGTTATATGAATTGATGATTAGTGTTGCTAAGGATTTTGAAATTTCTAATCCATTTCCGGACAAAGAGAGGTTCTTTGATATTTATAGAACCTTGCAGGGGTTTGATGAATTGAGCTGGACTGATATTTTAGAATATGGAGATGCTAGATCAAAGTTTAGAGTTCCTGAGTCAGTTATAGATAAAATGGAAAAGAATTTTATAGATGGGTTTCAAGAAGTTCTTATTACTGAAGCAGAGAAGTTCTCTCCATTTTTGGAAAGATTAATTGAAACACATTATGATTCGCATTTTACATTAACAACGATGGATGCATTTTACTACAAAGTTTTAATTGAGATGTTCGATGATAATGAAATGGTTGATATTAAACAGACCAATATTTATCAGTATGAATTCTCAGCTGAAAAATTTGACTTAATTTTATCTGTTCCAGTGTTTGGTGTAAGAGATAAAGCAGATGAAAGTTCAGAATTTATCTGTAGAGAGTATGATATGATTGCTGCAGAAAATTTGGCGCTTCATCTGAAAAGTGAAGGTGTTTTATCGATTGTTTTACCAGCTAAAATCACGTTTGCTGGTGGAACTGTAAAAGAGCTGAGGGAGTTCTTACAATCAATGTATTGCCTAAAAGAAATATCAGAACTTCCATCAGGAATCTTTGATAATACAGGAATTAAGACTTTTCTTCTTACAATTACAACGGGAAGAACAGATGAGGTTACTATAAAGAGATACGTTTTTGAAGATGAAAATGCACGAAAAACAGGCAATAAGAAACTCATAATTCAAGATGATACATTTGTACTTGAGGATGAGCTGACTGATATGGGCGACTGGAACGTTGACCGTATTTTTGAATCCCAGGATGAGGATTGGATAAAGTTCCAGGAGTCCAATATTAAAAAGCAGGAACTTGGAACGGTTGCTTCTATCTTTAGAGGAAAGGCTATTAGTCATAAAGATCCGAATGGAAGTATTGGTGTTGTTAACATTTCTAATATCGGTGAATATGAGATTGATTATTCATCTTTGGATCATATTGAAGAGGAGGATCGTAAGATTGCAAACTATATTCTTCGAACGGGGGATTTGTTAATACCGGCAAGGGGAACGGCGATCAGAGTTGCAATTTTTGAGGAACAATCATATCCATGCATTGCTTCGTCAAATGTAATTGTTATTAGAGCTATAGATGAAAGTTTATCTACAACTTACTTAAAATTATTCCTTGACAGCCCACTTGGAAGGAAAATGTTGGTTACTAGACAGCAGGGTACCGCTGTAATGAATATAAGTTACAAGGAACTAAATAATATTGAAATTCCACTTCCTTCGATCGAAGAACAGAGATCAATAGCTGAAGAATACACAAGAGAACTTAAAGCATATAAGAAAGCTATCCAGGAAGCAGAAAGCAGATGGAATTCAACACTAGCAAGGCTTCAAGCAAGAATTTAAGGAGGACAGTAGATGTTAGGAGCAATTATCGGAGATATCGTTGGATCTCGTTTTGAATGGAATAACCATAGAGATAAGGATTTTGAATTTCTTACCTATAAGTGTTTTCCAACGGATGATAGCATCATGAGTTTGGCAATTGCGCAGGCCATTTTGGTAAGTAAACCTAATCATAGTGATCTATCAAAAAATGCTATTGAATGTATGCAGAACGTTGGAAGAAACTACCCGGATTGTGGATATGGTGGTAGCTTTTACAATTGGATGTTTTCGGACAATCCGAAGCCGTATAACAGCTACGGAAATGGTGCGGCAATGAGAGTGAGTCCTGCAGGTTTTGCGGCTACGTCTTTAGAGGAAGCAAAGGAGCTTTCAAAGCTGATTACAGAGGTGACTCATAATCATCCGGAAGGAATAAAGGGTGCTGAAGCCACAGCGGTTGCAATTTACCTGGCAAAGTCGGGTAGCAGTATCTTGGAAATAAGGGATTATATTAATGACAATTATTACCCGATGAATTTTATATTGGATGATATCAGAGATACATACCAGTTTAACGAAACATGTCAAGAAACGGTTCCACAAGCTTTGCAGGCTTTCTTCGAATCTACTGGATTTGAAGATGCAATTAGAAATGCAATATCTATCGGAGGGGATAGTGATACGGTAGCAGCTATTTGCGGAGGAGTTGCAGAAGCATATTATGGCGTTCCGACAGATATAAGAAAACACGCATTAACATTCTTAGATCAGAAGTTGTTGCAGTTATTAGTATTATTTGAAAATAAGTATCCACCAGTAATGGAGAAAAGACAAGATGATGTGAGCGTGAGTATAAAACGCTCTGAAGATAAAAAAGTAAAGATAGGAGGTCGAGAATCTATGATTCAATCAGCATCAGAAACAGCGGATCAAGAATTGAAAGATTCTATTCCTGAAAATGAAGAGACAACTAGCCAGAAGCTATTTGCTCACTTATATGAGGCATGTAACATTTTAAGAGGACCGATTAATCAAGATGAGTTCAAGGATTATGTTACACCGATTCTCTTCTTTAAAAGAATTAGTGATGTATATGATGAAGAAACTCAGGAAGCGTTGGAGCTTTCCGGTGGGGATGAAGAATTTGCTGCTTTTGATGAGAATCACAGTTTTGTAATTCCAGAAGGATGCCACTGGAAGGATTTAAGAAATGCAAGTCAGGATGTAGGAAAAATCATCGTTAAAGCAATGAATGGTATCGAGCGTGCAAATCCAGGAACGCTTAGTGGAGTTTTCTCCAGCTTTGATGATGTTACCTGGACCGACAAAACTAAGCTTACTGATGAGAGATTAAAAGACTTGATTGAACATATGTCTAGTCTCAAAGTCGGAAATAAAAACTACAACGCTGATGTAATGGGCGATGCATACGAATATCTCATCAAAAAGTTTGCAGACTTATCAAAGAAAAATGCTGGTGAGTACTATACACCAAGGACGATTGTAAAACTGATGGTTATGCTTATGGATCCAAAGCCGGGGGATACCGTGTATGATCCGGCGTGCGGAACAGGTGGTATGTTAATCGAGGCAATTCGTCATATCGGTAATAAACAGATGACCTATGGAAGAATTTATGGTCAAGAGAATAATCTTTCTACATCTGCAATTGCGAGAATGAATTTATTCTTACATGGCGCTAGCGATTTTAAGATTGCACAAGGTGATACACTTAGAACACCGAAGTTTATTGAACATGGGCAACTTCAAAAGTTTAACTGTGTTCTTGCTAATCCGCCTTTTGGACAAGAAAAGTGGGGTGCAGATAGTTTTGAATCAGATAAATATGGTCGTAATATGTGGGGCTGTCCTTCAGATTCAAATGCTGACTATGCTTGGCTTCAACATATGATTAAATCCATGAAGCCAATGGATGGTAAGGTTGCAGTTGTTCTTCCACAAGGAGTGTTGTTCCATAGTGGAAAAGAAGGAGATATCCGCGAACAACTTATCAAGAGTGATTTGATTGAAGCAGTAGTTGCTCTTGCTGGAGGTGTGTTCTATGGAACTGGTGTATCCGCTTGTATTCTGTTCTTGAATAATAATAAGAGACCAGAACATAAAGGCAAAGTTTGTTTGATTGATGCAACAAGTATCTATACTCCAAAACGTGCGCAAAACGTAATGGAAGAAAAAGATATCAATGAAGTGATTAAGCTTTATCAAGATTATAAAGATGTTATTGAAAAATGTAAGATTGTATCGATTTCTGATTTGGATGCAGAAGGAAATACACTTGCAGTAAATACCTATATTGAAAAGAAGAAGCAAGAAGTTGTTGCTCCAGAAATAGTAAGAGCACAATATTTTGAGGCTTTGGAAAATGTAAAAAAAGCAGAAGCAAAGATGAAAAAACTGTTGATTGAAGGAGGTTATGTGGATGAGCAGTAAGATTACAATTGATGAATTAGAGAAATACCTCTGGGGATCAGCGGTACTACTTCGTACACATGTTGATGCTGGAGCGTATAAGCAGTATATTTTCCCTCTATTATTCTTTAAACGTCTTAGTGATGTTTATGATGAGGAATGTGAGAAAGTAAGAGCTGAATATGGCGAAGAGGCTCTTGATTGGGAAGAAAATCATCAGTTTCAGATTCCGGACGGGGCGCACTGGAATGATGTCAGAAATGTATCTCAAGATGTAGGTAAAGCTATTATTGAAGCTTTTCATAAGATTGAGGCAGCAAATCCAGAAAAACTTCATGGAATTTTTGGAGATGCATCTTGGACAAATAAGAATCGTCTTCCAGATAGACTTCTTAAAGATATGTTGGAGCACTTTAGTACAAAAACATTATCAATTGCAAATTGTCCGGCTGATGAGTTGGGACAGGGATATGAGTACCTTATCAAGCAGTTTGCGGATGATAGTGGACATACAGCGCAGGAATTTTATACAAACAGAACTGTGGTTAATCTAATGACAGAAATGCTTAAACCACAACCAGGGGAATCTATCTACGATCCTACTTGTGGTAGTGCAGGTATGTTGATTTCTGCGGTTGCGTATTTAAAGCAAAAAGGTCTTGAATGGAGAAATCTCTCTATCTATGGTCAGGAGATTGTTACTCTTACGTCAGCCATTGCAAGGATGAATCTTCTTCTTCATGGTGTGCAAGATTTTAATATTGTAAATGCCGATACATTAAAAACTCCGGCTTTTACAGATCATGCTAAATTACAACAGTTTGATTTGATTCTTGCCAATCCGCCTTACTCTATTAGCCAGTGGGATAGAACAGCTTTTGAGTCTGATAAATATGGACGTAATTTTCTAGGAACTCCACCACAGGGGCGTGCCGATTATGCATTTTTCCAGCACATACTGAAGAGCCTTGATGAAAAAACCGGGCGCTGTGCAATACTATTTCCTCATGGTGTTCTTTTCAGAAATGAAGAAAAGGACATGAGAGAGAAACTTGTAAAATCTGATCTGGTGGAATGTGTTATAGGACTGGGACCAAATCTTTTCTATAACTCTCCAATGGAGGCCTGTATCATAATATGCAGGACAAAAAAGGCGGTAAATCGTGAAGGACAGGTATTGTTTATTAATGCAATAAATGAAGTGACACGAAAAAATGCACAGAGTTATCTGGAAGACAAGCATGTTGAAAAGATTGCAAAAGCATACGAGAAATATGAATCTGATGATGATATTGCAAAGAAAGTTACTATAAAGGATATAGCACAGAATGATTATTCATTAAGCATACCTTTATATATTCAGACAAGTAGCGAAGAACAAGAAGATGAAAGAACTGTTCAAGAATGTTATTCAGATTGGAGAGAAGCAGCTGAAATGGCATCAAGATATTTTGATTCAATAAATGAGATGATCGGAGGTGATGATAATGGCAACAGTTAAACTGGGAGATATTGCTATTGAAGCTAAGTCATCAAACAAAGGTGATAAAACAGGTATAAGAATTGTTGGATTAGAGCATCTCACTCCATCAAGTGTTACTTTATCATCATGGAGTGAGGATACAGAGAATACTTTTACAAAGGAATTCTCAAAGGGCGATATTTTATTTGGAAGAAGACGAGCTTATTTGAAAAAGGCAGCAGTAGCTCCTTTTGATGGAATATGCTCAGGAGATATTACTGTAATAAGAGCGATAGAAGATAAGGTTGATCCGGATCTATTACCTTTTATTATTCAGAACGATTACCTTTTCGATTTTGCGGTAGGAAAATCTGCTGGATCATTATCGCCTCGTGTAAAGTGGACACATCTGAAAGAGTTTACTATTGATCTTCCTTCAATGCCAGAACAAATCAAATTAGCTGAAACATTATGGTCAATTAATGAAACTAAGAATGCGTATGAGGACTTGATAAACAGAACAGATGAATTGGTGAAATCGCAATTTATCGGGCATAGAAACGTTGAAAATATGCGCATTTTTGATACGAGGAGGTGTGCATAATGGGGACTTTTAAGTTCGATGAAATTGCATTTAATAGTACAGAAAAGAAGAAGCCTGTTGATGAAGACAAGTACACATATTTGGGATTAGAGCATCTGGATCCAGATAGTATTTATGTTACAAGATATGGAGCGGATGTTGCTCCAAAAGGCGATAAGTTAGTCATGAAAAAAGGCGATGTCCTTTTCGGAAAAAGAAGAGCATATCAGAAGAAAGTTGCAATAGCTCCATTTGATGGAATTTTCTCCGCACATGGAATGGTTCTAAGACCAAAGGAAGACGTAATCGATAAGAACTTCTTTCCGATGTTTATCAAATCGGATTATTTCTTAGATGCAGCAATCAAGATTTCAGTCGGGTCTTTATCTCCGACAATTAACTGGAGAGATTTAAAGGAACTTAAGTTTGAGCTACCATCTTTGGAAGAACAACGTAAATTGGCCGATGTTCTCTGGGCCATTTATGATATGAAAGATAAGTATAAAAAGCTTATTTCGGCTACTGATGAGCTCGTTAAGTCGCAATTTATCGAGATGTTTGGTGATCCAATTTCAAATGACTATGGATGGCCGACAGGACCTATTAAGAAAGTGGCACCTGAATATAAACCAGAAATTCCATCAGAAGAAAAGTATTGGTGGCTTAATCTTGATATGATAGAAACCTACTCTGGAGTTGTTATTGAAAAGGTGTATTCTGAACCAGATTCTATAGGAAATTCCACATCTACTTTTGATGAAACAATGGTACTTTATTCTAAGCTGAGACCGTATTTGAACAAGGTTGTAGTACCTAAAGGATATGGATATTGCACAAATGAATTGATAGGCCTGAAACCAGATGAGAATATTTTGAATAAGTATTTCCTGTTCAATTTGTTTCGTAGTGATAACTTTGTATCTTTTGCAAACAGTTTGTCAAGTGGAGCCCAAATGCCAAGAATGCCAGTGAGAGCATTAAAAGAATTTCAGTGCATTTTGCCACCAATTGAATTACAGGAGAAGTTTGTAAGATTTGCTCATCAGAGCGATAAATCAAAATAAGAGGAGGAAGGAAGATTGCGAAAATTTAATAGCTTCGAGAAATATCTCGAAAGTACATATTACAATGAAATATTTCAAGCAATCAAGAACTATATGTGGAGTCATAAGAATTCTCTTGGATTGTATTCATATGTTGTTCTGGATATGTCCTATATAGAATTAGATGATATTCACGTAAAGAGTGTTTCCTTTCACCAGAGCGATGGGAATCTTCTTGAATTTAATGCATCTGTGCAAGCTGATATTATTTTAAAAGGTCTTGGCACACGTGATTATGAGGCTGATACACAGGAAGTGTGGTTTTCAGTTATTTTTACAGGATATCTGCTCAATGGGCTGAATATGGTTACTATCAAAAGCGTTGATCAATATAGTAGAGACAAATTCAATGCGGAGGATTCGCTGAGTAAGTTCCTTATACCTTATTTGTATTCAAAAGATCTTGATTCTGAAGCTACAAAATTTCTTGAAAAGTACTATCGAAAAGCATTAAAGACACCTATGCCAATCAATATGGAAGAATTGTTGGAAAATATGTGTCTTGAAATGAGGTACGCACCATTGCCGGAGAACATCTTCGGGATGACATACTTTAATGAAGCGGATGTTGAAGTTTGTGATGCGTTAAAAAAGAATATTCATCAGGAGCACATTGAAACAGGAACGATACTCATTAATCCAATGATATTCTTTATGCGCAATGTCGGTTCAAGGAATAATACTATTGTACATGAGTGCGTTCATTGGGATAGACATAGCAATTTCTTTGAACTACAGAAGTTACTAAATGATGATTTCAGCCATATAAGTTGTGAGATTGTTGAGAAATATGACTCAAAGACAAGCGGGATTGACGATGCATTAAAGTGGATGGAATGGCAAGCGAATGCTTTGACTCCGCATATTCTAATGCCATCTGAAACAACAAAGATTAAATTCAAAGAGATTTTATCGGATGTTAGACGTGCATATCCTGGTACTAGGACAGCTGTGATTACAGAATTTGCAGTTCAATCACTTGCGGATTTCTTCAATGTATCAGTGGTATCAGCAAAGATTCGACTTGCGGAACTTGGATTTGATTTGGTAGAGGGAACCAGTGTATATGTGGATGGTAAATATTATCCGCCATATTCGTTTAAGATGGGGAGCCTCAAAAAAGATCAAACTTTTATTATTGATGCAAAAAATGCAGTAATCGAGACTACTTTTAATCGAGAGTTAGGCGAGTTAGCGCATTCCGGAGCAATTATCTATGCAAATGGTATGTATTGTATCAATGATGAAAAATATGTTACTAGAAGCGATGCGGGTACACCGATTTTAACTGATTATGCATTAGAACATGTAGATGAGTGTTGTCTTGCATTTGATAGACAGATGCGTGTTAGTAACAAATACGATGATTCTTATTATAGAGTTTGCTTTCTTTGTAGAGATATAAAATCAGATAATATTGTGGAAGCAACATATGATAAAAATTATAAAAATAATCAGGATGTTGCAGAACGTGCGGAAGAAATTAGAAAGTCAAAGGCACTATTGCAGGAGTCTATAAAAATTCAAAAAGAGACTGCAGGTTTAGAATTTTATGAATGCCTGGCATATCACATGACGAGAAAAGGAATTACTGTAGAACAGCTTTCCGAAAGATCTGGACTCAGTACACGAGCGGTGGGGGATTATCATAGAATGGATAAAAATATACAATTGCCGGCAGTTCTTGCTCTGTGTATTGGATTGAATCTAAAACCAGAATACTGTTATTCGTTAATAGAAAAGGCAGGTTATTCATTGAAAGCAACAGAGGAGCATATGGTGTATAGATTTCTTATTGATAATCATACGGACGAGAATCTTGAATCTTGGAACAAGACACTGGCTGATTTCGGTATAGAACAGAAGTTACCAGATAATAGGAAGCGAGATAATTAAAAAATTTTATAGAATCAGGAACTCCGAGTTCCTGCTGGAAAAAGGCTTTATAGCAATTATTTTTGCTATGAGGCCTATTTTTTTGCATTTTTTTGCCAAGTAGACGTGAAAACAGGAAGTCCGGGTTCCTGTTTTTATGATTTAAATCCAAGTATATTTTGATTATGAAGTAAACAAAAAGAGCTGACACCGAGATGAGGCTGCAAACCTTTGCAACTTCATCTGAGTGTCAGACACTCAAAACCTGTCTTAAGGTTCATCCCCTGATCAAGGATGCCCAGAGCTGAGAGACAGAAGCAAATTAATAACAGTCAACCCACTGGGACGGTTGGCCATTTAAGAAGTGAGGATTCATTCTTATGGCCAATATTTATGGGAAGTTCCGTGCGGATTCTCACTTCGATTTTAGATCGAAGGAGGATCTATCATGGACAAATTACAGACAAAAAGTGAAAAGCAGTATTACATCCCTATGGAGGTAAATGAAACATCAAAAGAATTCTTTATCGCAAACGGTTATGATGTATCGACCGATGCGGTGTGGACCAAGATTGGACATCGTACAGTTCGTGCCATCATAATTCCGGCAACGAAAGAACAGTACCTGGAATACATGAGACCTATGTGGCGCGAGGACAAGCAGACTCAGAGAGCAAGCAAACAGGAAGATAAAAGAAAGATGCTGCCAGTGTCTTTAAATCAGCTTTATGAGGATACGGAATATGAGATGTCTGATGAAGCTAATTTGGAAGAGGATTTTATTAAGCAGGAGATGCTGAAAGAACTTCATGCCGCACTGGATGAACTGGAAGAGATGGACCGCACCATTATGAAGATGTTCGGTAACGGCGCAACAGAGAAGCAGATTGCAGAGGTGGTTCATTTATCGCAAAAGGGTGTCAATAAGAGAAAAAAGAAGGTTTTTGTTCAGCTTAAGACAAGACTGAAAGATTTCGAATAACATACATCCGTTCTGCTCATCACGACAAATTTTCTGGTGAGCAGATTTTTTCAAAAATATTTTTAGAAATGGTACTTAAACAAGGACTGGATGTCCTTTCACTGTCAGAGAGGCAGTGAAGCCACTCGGAAAGGACGGTGTCAGATATGACAATCAGATGCAGAACAGGCACTGAAAAGTGCAGCAGCAGTCAGCTTGATGCAGAGCTTGTGGATACGCTTGTTGCAATCAGTGTAGTGTCAAAAAGAATTGCTGAGAAATTAAATGTACTCAGCAAGCAGGGAAAAACCGAGAAAGGAGGAAATCCAAATGGGCAAGGTCAACGAATTATCACAGCTTATCGAAGAACTGAACAGATGTGGTAACACACTCATCGGTATCTCCGAAGATCTGAAGAACCTCTTTAGTGGTTCAGAAGAAACAGAGCCGAAGACGAAAGCTGCTAAAGAAACACCTGCGAAGGCACCAAAGAAAGAAAAAACTTTTTCTTTGGAAGATGTAAGGGCAGTTATGGCGGATAAGTCTCGTAAGGGATATACGGCAGAAGTCAAAGCACTTCTCACCAAGCGCGGTGTCAGCAAACTGTCAGATGTGGATGCGAAGGATTATGCAGCGCTTCTTGCAGAAGTGGAGGTGATTGGAAATGCCGGATAAACACGCAGTCCTTTCTGCATCTTCCAGTCACAGGTGGCTTGCTTGCCCGCCATCAGCACTTCTTTGTGCAAAGGAAAAGGACAAGCCTAGCGAATTTGCAATGCAGGGAACAGATGCTCATACGCTTTGCGAACATAAGCTTAAAACAGCACTGGGGCAGCAGTCGAAGGATCCAACCGAGGATCTTACCTTCTTTGATGAAGAGATGGCAGACTGCACTGATATGTACGCACAGTATGTGATGGAGCAGTTGTCAATTGCAAAGGAAAGATGCAGTGATCCTATTGTTCTTATCGAACAGCACCTGGATTTTTCACAGTGGGTGCCGGATGGATTTGGTACCGGAGACTGTATTATTGTTGCAGATGAAACGCTGACCGTAATCGATTTCAAGTATGGTGTCGGCATTCTGGTAAATGCAGAAAAAAATCCGCAGATGATGTGCTATGCACTGGGGGCTTTAGCTCTCTTTGATGGGATCTACGACATCAAGGATATTACAATGACAATCTTCCAGCCAAGAAGAGAACATGTCAGTACATTTTCGATTTCAAAGGAAGCACTGCTTTCCTGGGCAGAAAAAACACTTGCACCAACTGCACAGCTGGCGGCAAAGGGTGAAGGCGAATATAAAGCCGGAAGTCATTGTCAGTTTTGTAAGGTCAAAGCTACCTGCCGAAAGAGAGCTGAATACAACCTGGAACTTGCTCGTTATGATTTTGAGATGCCAGAAAGCCTTGAAGATGATGAAATAGAAGTCGTTCTTGCAAAAGCAGACGAGCTGGTATCCTGGGCAAACGACATCAAAGAATATGCTCTTCAGAAGGCAGTCAGCGGTAAGGAGTGGAAAGAGTGGAAATTGGTCGAAGGCCGTTCCAACCGTAAGTATGTAAATGATAAAGCTGTAGCAGATAAGGTTGAGAGTGCCGGATATGATCCGTATGAGAAAAAGGTCATCGGCATTACCGCTATGACAAAGATGCTCGGCAAAACCAAGTTTGAAGAATTGCTCTCTGGGTTAATTGAGAAACCACAGGGAAAGCCAACATTAGTACCAATGTCGGATAAGCGTTCGGCAATGAAAAATACAGCATTTAATGATTTTAAGGAGGACAACTAATATGTCAAAGAATTATAAGAACCCAACCAAAGTAATCACAGGACCTAAGACAAGATGGAGCTATGCAAATGTATGGGATCCAAAGTCCATCAACGGCGGTACACCGAAGTACAGCGTGAGCCTGATCATTCCGAAGTCGGATGTGGCAACGGTAAAGAAAATCGAAGCTGCTATTCAGGCTGCATATGAGGAAGGGGAATCCAAGCTTAAAGGAAGCAGCAAGTCCGTACCTTCTCTCAAGGTATTAAAAACACCTTTAAGAGACGGAGATTTGGAACGTCCGGATGATGCAGCTTACGCTGACAGCTACTTCATCAATGCCAATTCTGCATCTGCACCAGGAATTGTAGATGCCGACCGTCAGCCGATCTTGGAACGCTCTGAAGTATACAGCGGTGTATACGGCCGTGCCAGCATCAACTTCTATGCCTTCAATTCAAACGGTAACAAGGGCATTGCCTGCGGTCTTAACAATCTGCAGAAGATTGCCGATGGAGAACCTCTTGGCGGCAAGTCCAGAGCAGAGGATGATTTTGCAACTGATGACGATGATGATTTCTTATCTTAAGTGAGGTATAAGCGATGGATACATTAAATATGTTAATTGATGCCTCAATCAGAGGTACCATGCTTGGAATTACGATATTCTTTTGGATCTTTGGCCTTGTAACCATTTGGAAGTGGCTTTTGAATGTCATTAAGAGATTGGTGCATTGGTTGTTTCCTAATCTGAAGAAAAAGAATAACGAGTAAATCAAAAGGCGGCAGTGTGGCAGATTTCCACTGCCGCCTGTGTTTTTAGGATGGTGAAAAAATGAGAAATATAAGCATAGATATTGAAACATACAGCGATGTGGAGCTTAAGAAGTGCGGGGTATATAAGTATGTGCAGTCTCCAAATTTTGAAATTTTATTGTTTGGATATTCCGTAGACGAAGAGGCGGTGCAAGTGATTGACCTAGCACAGGGAGAAACAATTCCCGATGAAATCATTGATGCACTGACAGATAAGACCGTGACAAAGTGGGCCTTTAACAGTCAGTTTGAAAGAATCTGTCTGTCGGAGTATCTAAGAAGATGTTACCCGCAGAAGTTTATTAGCTACAGCATTCAGGAAGATACAGTGGGAGATTATCTTTCTCCGGTTTCATGGAAATGTACGATGACTTGGTCAGCCTATATGGGTCTGCCGCTGTCACTGGAGGGTGCAGGAAAGGTATTAGGGTTGTCCGAACAGAAGCTGAAAGAGGGAAAAGATCTCATCCGATATTTCTGCGTTCCTTGTAAGCCGACAAAAGTTAATGGTGGAAGAACACGAAATCTTCCAGAGCATGATAAAGAGAAGTGGGATGCGTTTGTAAAATATAATATCCGTGATGTTGAGGTGGAATTGGCTATTCAAAGGAGATTATCAAAGTTCCCAGTACCGGATTTTGTGTGGGAAGAGTTCTGGCTTGACCAGGAAATCAATGACAGAGGGATTGCTCTTGATATGGCTGTTGTAGAAAATGCGATTGCATTTGATAAACACTCTAAAGATAAGCTGACAGCCAAGATACAGCATTTGACAGGAATCGAAAATCCCAACAGCGTGATACAGATGAAAGCGTGGCTGTCAGAGAACGGCATTGAGACAGACAGCCTGGATAAGAAAGCAGTAAAAGAACTAATTGGAAGTACTCCTGCTCATATCCGTGAAGTTTTGGAAATCAGACAGAAGCTTGCGAAATCCTCGGTGAAGAAATATCAGGCGATGGAGAATGCGGTATGTAAAGATCACAGGGCAAGAGGAATGTTTCGTTTTTATGGTGCGAACCGAAGTGGCAGGTGGGCAGGACGGATGATTCAGCTGCAGAATTTGCCACAGAATCATCTGACGGATTTGCGAGAAGCAAGGGAACTTGTGAAAACGGGAAACTATGAAGCAATGGAGTTCTTATACGATGATATCCCGGATACATTATCTCAGCTGATCCGTACTGCATTTGTGCCAAGAGAAGGTATGAAATTCATTGTGGCGGACTTTTCTGCCATTGAAGCAAGAGTGCTTTCTCACCTTGCAAAAGAAGAATGGCGAAGTGAGGTTTTTAGAAACAATGGGGATATTTACTGTGCATCTGCATCTGCCATGTTTGGTGTTCCGGTGGAAAAGCATGGGGTAAACGCACACTTAAGACAAAAAGGAAAAATCGCTGAACTTGCTCTTGGATATGGCGGTTCTGTTGGCGCATTGACGGCGATGGGAGCGCTTGAGATGGGACTATCAGAAGATGAACTTCAGCCGCTTGTAGATTCCTGGAGAAGTGCCAATCCGAATATTGTTCAGTTTTGGTGGGCGGTAGATCGATGCGTAAAAAAGACCATCAAAGAACGTATCGACACAGAGACACATGGCATTTATTTCTATTACAAAAGTGGGATGCTGTTTATTGAACTTCCAAGTGGTAGAAGACTTTCCTATGTGAAACCGAAGATGGGTGTCAATAAGTTCGGAAGTGAATCAGTAGTCTATGAAGGTATCGGAGGAACGAAGAAGTGGGAACAGATCGAAAGCTATGGTCCCAAATTTGTGGAGAATATTGTACAGGCAATCAGCAGAGATATTCTTGCCTATGCAATGAGAACCTTATCGCACTGTTTTATTTGTGGTCATGTGCATGATGAGCTGATTATTGAATGCAGCAAGGATGTATCCCTTGATGCTATCTGT